TATATCTTATCCGAGAACTCAAACGAAGCGAGGTCGGCACGAGTCAACCGAAAGAAGGCGGTCAACTTACGAGCATCACGAGAATACAGTTCATTGACCCAAGGTCTCCAGTATTTAAAATACAAGGTATTGACAGGGTTCGCCTCCACTATATGAAACGGACGTTCGAACCCGAATGACAAATCTTCATCCGTTACCGTCGCCTCAAGGTCGGAGAACTGAGAGAACGCCGGGTAAGTCGTGCTAGTGGTGTACCCTGTATTTGAATCAGGATAATAATAAATCGTTCCGGACTCCATGCCGTTCCAAAACGCTAACCTCGGGAGTGGGTCTTTAAGGGTCTTGTCGTCGCCTGTCGTGTCAGTTAAAAGACGGTGAACGGCGTATTGAGTGCCGGGTATATATGAAACGACGTGAGGCGCGAATGGTGTCCGAATCTCATTGATACCCGAAGCGAAATCATTTTCCGGATCATCTACACGATACCGACCATATACTCGCGAAGCGTTTTTGAACACTAGCTCGTTAACAAAGTCTTTCCCTTCTGAATGAGTCCAATCATACTTTCTAGACTGTAAGTCGGTCGTCGGTTGAATGGTGATGTCTTTCGATAGGTCGATTTTGTTTGTCCAATCCTTCTTGGTTCCTCCTGAGATATAGTACCCAAACGGCTCAATATAGAGATGCTTTTGATTGTTTCGGTCGGGAATGAATACGAGGTTGAACATCTTCTGAAGCCCTGACAAGAAATCAATCTGCTTCATCTCGGGCATATTTGCCTCAAGAGATACATCTTGACCGGAGGTCGGATAAGTAACGTCTATCACTTGCCACCAAGTCGATTGAGGCGAGATTGTATTATCACCGTCTAATTCGAGCTCGTCGCTACTATCGTTCATCACATACTCAATTCGAACTTGATCGTCTTTGTTTAAGAGTATTGGATTCGTCGTGAAAGTATGAACTTGGTCGTTAAATAAAGCCCCAGCGTAAGAGTCAAGTATTTGATATTCTGTTGTTGAGGTCGTCGTATTTCTTAACCTCATCGAAAAGGCGTGAGTTGGGTCGGTAGTCCTTCCGTATAAATTAAATCGAAACGTATAGAAAGACCTAAACGGAGCGGTGTAGGTGCTACCACCCGCACCCGTATCGTTGAAGTTTCCGCCCGTATCAAAAAATGGAGTAGCCTCTCTCCATGCTGTTATCGCCGTATAGTTAGGATGAGCCGTAAGCCCCGTTAAATCGGTAGCGAGACCGACGGTCATGGTCTCTTGTTGGGGAGGTATGTCATCTCCAGAAGTTGCGTCGTATCCTAAAACCGAACGATTGCCGTTATAGAGAAGGAGATAAAGGTCGGGTATCTCTTCGAAGCCCGTTGACCCGCTAAAGAAATCGGAGTCGAATGTATATCCAGCCGCGTCAAGTATTTCTTCAAGCAACTTCGAAGCCCTGAAGTACGGAGTAAAGTCGCCGTGTTCGAGGGGGTTGGTAGTGCTCCAAATATTATCCGTTTGGTTTGCGTACCAATTTTGACCCTTATCGGGTAAACCGTATCGAACCGCACCGCTCGACAAGCTCCCAGGAGAACCCCAACTCCCCGCTATATTGGTAGCGTTTAGCGTGTGATCATACGCCGAAAGGTCGAGGTCAGTCAACATAGCATCACCAATATCACGCGATAGGTTTGCCGTCTCACCAAAGAACGCAAGCTCAACATCTGCGTATCTCCCTTTCTGAACGTAGAAGGCTTTGACTTGTACGAATCCCTTTAAGAGGGGAATCGTGTTGTAAGTCAGTTCCGCGTCTATCTTCGTCTTGGGGTTCCATGAAGGGACGAGTCCGAACTCGTTAACCGCTCCAAAGAACTCTTGGTTCTTCTTGGTGAGGGGTACGCGGAAGGTCTGCGAGAAACTCGAAGAGCTACGGTTGATTTCTTGCAAGTCCGAGAACTGATACTTGAGGTTGACAGGCTCATTTTCGTAGAGTTCGATATATGTCCCGTTTAGGTTAAGACTTAGCATCTGATATATTGAGCGAGTTCCACATTAAACGTCGTGAGGAATATCTTCGAAGTAGTCTCCTCCTCTATCTTCATCGAGTTGGTTTGTACGATGACAGGAACCCAAGAACCGTCAATTCGTGCCATCACGTTCTTTGACCTCATGCAATATTGAAAGAGGGTCAACTCTTCAATCGTGAGGATACCATTCAAGACGTATTGTTCTTTTGCTTCGACGTGATAGGGTTGTGTCTCTCGGTCGAATGAAGTAAACGAGAAAGAAGATGCGTCATAGTCACCGACTACCTTTCGATAAGACTTCTCCTCTCTGGTGACCGTCTTTTGTTTCTTACCATCGAAGCGGAGGTAATCCCAACCTCCGACCGTATTAGCCCAAGCGAGTTGAACGGGTGAATGCTTGACGGGGCGGCAGTTCTTTTTGAACCTCAACTTGTTTCCTGATTGAGCGTCAAAAAGAGAAGCTTGTGGAATTACGTCGTAATAATCCCAAGTTGGCTGACTCGTCAAGAAACCGCCTATCGCGTCGAGGTTCGATGGGTAAATAGCGAAGTAACATAAGAAGCCATTGATAGGGGTTGAAGCTGTTACCAGTTGCGCTCCGTTCGTTGTGTTTACATCGATGTCATTCGTTGAGAGTTGAGTCCCTGAAGCGTCGTAGACTATGACCTCAAACTTTACGGTTGAGCTTATGCTCTGCGAGTTTAAAGAGTTTTTATTCAAGAACGCGACGACTCCCTCATCTTCTTCGGCGGCGTTAATAGTTATGATATTAGACTCTTCGACCCTATCGGTCAACCAAGTTTTATTGGCGGGGTCATATGGATAGTATTCAGTGAACGAAGGATCGAAACCTTGTGATATTTGGAAGTGCCCGTCAATGAGATAAATTCTTTCAGCGGCTACGTTTAATGTTTCCGTCGTTCCGTTCCAACTCCCAACCCCTACCGTAAACGCTCTGATATTTCCGTTGCTCCTCGTAAAGTATCGCGCCGTATATGAGTGAAGAACAGTAGTCCCTTGATAATTACGGTCGTCCACTTGACAAAGCCCCCGAACGACTTCCCCCAAATTAAAGAATGCGTCTTCGTTTGTGTTAGGTGATAAGTATAATTTGTTCAATAGGGTTCCGCTTGTGCTCGTTCCATCATATACCGTAATCACGAAACGAAACTCATCGGATAGACCGGTCGTACTTTCTGAGACCTGATAGATGAGGTGTTGATCCGCTACCGTTATCGCGTCGGTGGGTGTGCTTGTAAATGATACCGCCATTATTTCACCTTGATATTCCCTATTTGGAGTTTGAACTTTTCTTGAACGTCTTGTACTATCGCATCAGGTACTTTCTTCGCAAAGCGAGCTTGAACCGAAACGAAGGCTTTCTGATAAAACCGAAGACCTACAATTCCCTTACGTTTGACGCTTCGAGCCATAAGGAACGCCGCTGAATTAATATTGGACTCGGAGTGTTCGATATACCGCCCTTGTTTATCTCGTAGCCTTATGCCTTTTTGCTTTATCCACTTTTTAAATACTTTCGACGGGGGTTGCTTTCTGAATTTAAAAAAGGGCGACTTCTGGTCTTTGCGGGTTCCGTCAACGCCCCAATGAAGGAACGCTCCGTATTTGTCTGCTTTGCCTTTTACGCCGAAAGTGATTTGTCGAATCTCTTCGCCTCGTACCCTTACGCGATACGTGAGCGACCTTTTGAGTAATCCAGTCGCTACCCCGTAGCTTCGATTTCTTCCTACCCTTCGCCTTCCGAGGTGCCTCTTTGCCGACTTGATAACTTCGTCAGCAAAGAATATCATGACCTCGTTTATATACTTCATATCCCTGCCTTCTCCGCTGATCGTGAACAGTGATTCTCTTCGATGCTATCGAGCATCATCACGACCCACTCACCAGTTTTTGAGAGTGTACGTTCGCGGAGGTTGGCACCGAGTACCGCCGAAATAGAATGAGTACCGAACGGGACTCCTTGAATCGTGAGAAGCCTCGTAAGGAACTTTCCCGAAGCAACCGATACTATCTTACTCAAAGAGAAAAAGAAGCCGTGAATGAGGCTCCAAACGTTTCTGAAGAGGTTTTGTGCGGTGAAGAGTATCGTCTCGATAATGGTAAACACGATTCCGAAAGGAATGGCTACGAGTGCGAGAGCGATCAAAATGAGTGCTTTAAATATCTTGTGTATCATCGTCCTTGACCTTTATAGGGTTTTTTATAGTTTTTAGATTTCTTGTTTTTGGAAGTCTTCGTCTTTGCGTGGACTCCAGGGCGAGAGATGATTCTTTCTTCTCTCTTAATTTCGACTTGCTTCTTTGCCATTATTCAGGGTCTTCAGGGAACCAACCATGTTCGACCATATACGCTTGATCCCGTATCGAAGTTGTAGAGGGTACGATATGCCCGAACGGGAACTCTTGCGAATTCAGGACGTATGAAGCGAGGTTGAATCGTTCCGTCTCGCTCAGTTCAGGAAACAAGGAAACGAGCTTCTCAAGTGTCGCTTGTGGGTGAACGGGGATAATGTAATCCGTATCGACCTGCAAAGCGAATTGTACGCCGTCGGGGTGTTCAATCACACCAAACACCGTTCCATCCTTTTGATAGGGTGCTTGAATCGCAAGGGGTGAAGTGATGTTGTAGAGTTCGCGCGTAATTGATTTGGCGCGTTGCTCGCTTGACAAAGTGAGTTCGGGTAAAACTATGATATATTGCGCCATCAGTAGATAGAATAGAAGGTGTTGATGTTGTCCTCGATGCCTGTGCGGTTGCCTGCGCTGTCTTGGTCTGATGGATAAATTATCATTTCAAATGCATACGGGGTGCCGCTTGTTGTTGTTGTCGTTCTTGTAAAAATATGAGGGTTACTTATGCTGTTTGTTCCCGCATCCCCTGTGGCGTCTTGGCTACCGTCATAAAAAACTTTGGAGCTTGTACCATTAGCGACTCCTGTGAATATGTGTTGGACAGTGCCATCAATAGTTGTGGCACCGTTGAGGTTTACACCAGCATTTAAACGTGTTGTGGTAGCGTTTTGAAAGGATATATTTGTGCCGTGAAGCATTCTTTGCGGTGAACCTGTAACCCTCGCTGCTGCAAAAATTGTATACGGTTGAGCAACGCTAAACGAGGCAGGTAATCGCCTGTTTATTTGCGCGTCAACATATGGCTTGCCGTTAAAAGTCAGAACACCAGTCGTCCCGTCGTAAATTTGCGGTTGGAGGGCCGCCGTCGTTTGCGTCGCGTCGTTCGTGGATGCTTGGTCGTACCACGTCTTTACAAATCCGTCCGTACCTGAACAGAACGAAGCGAGTGAGACCGTATCAAGCTCTCCGAATACATTGAATCCTATATCTTGCTCCGTGTTGTCGCTTGCCCGTCGTACCCGTATCGCTGAACCGCTGAAGGCTGACCTTAGCTTGCGGAGTGAGTAAGCCGCTGCCGCTCCTGAATACGTGTCGAGGAGTGGCGTGTTTTGGGTGAAGTAGTCGCCTATGTTGGATTCGATGGAGGTGCGGTCGGCTCTTTTGTCCGATGGATAAAATATTAATTCTTGAGCGTTGCCTGTCCAATATTGCGGAGTACCAACCCTTCCACCAATCCTTAACGAACCAAATCCGCTGTTATTTATTGTTGTAACGCTTTGGTCTGAACCATCAATAGCAACGACTGAATTTGTGGCATTTGCACTGACGTAAAAAAGATTTTGCGTCGTGTCAGCGTCGGCAATTTTTGAAACTGCCGAACCGTCGTACCAATTGAATTCGCTACTCAGAACATATAAATATCCTTTTCCATTGGTTTCATCCAAAAACAACTTTGCATTTGTAGAGGTATCTGTTGTTTTCGCAATGGCTAAAGAGGTGAAGTCGTCGGCTATGCTAAAGGTTGCGTCCAAATAATCATTAGAGCCATCAAACTCAACCGCCATTTTTCCGTTTTCCTTCACCAACGCGCCACCCGTGTAAATCGTCGGCTCATTCGTAGATGCTGCCGCCGTTGCGTGATTTCCGTTTCCTGATTGGTCAAGCCAGCTATACACCGTGCACGTAGTGCCCGAACAGAAGGTTTCAATCGCGCTCTCGTCAATGTCTCCATCTACAAAGCCTATGGTTTGAGTCGTCGAATCCGATGCCCTGCGGATAACCATGCAGTCCGTTACGTTGCCATTCAATCGACGGGTGGAGTAAGCCGCCTCTGCTCCGCTTCCGTAGCTCTCATTTAAGAGACCCGTAAACGATGGAGCCGCTGCTACCTCTTCCCACGTCTGCGCCAAAGAGAAAGGAGGCGTCCCGTAGGTATCGCCGTCTCTAAATCCTTCGAATGTACTCGTCGTGGCAGAATAAGCGGTATCATCTGCGAACGTATGAATTAACGTCCATCCCGTAACGGTAGAATCATCGAGTCCCCCCGCGATTTGATAAATCTTTCGTTCAATCTTTTTTCCCGCGCTGGGCGTGTCGCTTTGTGCGTCTATGAAGATCCCGTCGCCGTCTGCCTTCGCTGAATAATAACGCTCAATAAATAACGTGGTTCCCGTTACCGCTGTATTCGATGCCTGTTCGGCTTCGT